TTCTCTAAGATCTGATTTAGCGGAAACAGAAGAATTTAAAAAAATAGTAAATGACTATGAAGAAATTGTTAATTATATGAAAGAGTCAGATGATTTTCCTGATAATGCCCATCCAGGACGGATATTGCACGAGCAATTAGCAAAAGAATTGGAGCCTTATGTTTAAAAATATTATTATTGACCATAAAATAAATTTAAAAAATGCAGATGTTTTAAACTTCTTAAAAGTAAGACGTAGATGGCCCCATTCATATCCTTGGGGACAGCCAGCAATTGAAATTATTACTAATAAGGGGGTATCAGTTAATCATTATGATTTATTTAAACATGATGGATTTATAAATTTTGACATATTTAAAAGTTACTATGATGAAGGGTTTACTGCTATTATTTCTAATGTCTTAGATTTAACTGCTGAATTACGTTCATTAGAAAGAAAATTAACTTTAGGATTCGGATCTCCTATTAATGCTAATTTTTATATATCAAAAGGTAATAAAACGCAAACTGCAAGTTTTCCTGCCCACCAGCATGAGTATGAGGTTATAGTTAAACAGTTACATGGTTCGTCTGATTGGTTAGTTGGAGGCAAATCATTAGTTACACATAAAAATGATGTTATTGTTATACCTACAGGAACACAACATCAGGTTGTTACTGTTCCTGAAGAAAGATTATCGTTATCAATTAATTTTGATTGAGGAATAAGATGTATGATATTGTTTTTATAAGCTATGAAGAACCTAATGCAGATAAAGTTTACGAAGATTTAAAGGCAAGGTTTCCTATGGCCAAGCGTGTCCATGGGGTGAAAGGAATACATCAAGCACATATAGCCGCGGCTAAAAAGTGTTTTACAAAAATGTTTTGGGTAGTAGACGGAGATGCTCAGTTAAAAGAAGATTGGAAGTTTGATTATATTGCAAGTAAATGGGATCATGATGCTGTTCATGTATGGCGTTGCCAAAACCCTGTAAACTTTTTAGAATACGGTCATGGTGGTGTAAAGTTATTGCCAAGACAACTTACAATAGATATGGATGTTACTCATCCTGATATGACAACTAGTATTAGTAATAAATTTTTCGCCCATGAAGAAATTAGTAATATTACAGCATTTAATACAGATCCTTTTAATACGTGGAAAAGTGCATTCCGCGAATGTGTTAAGTTGTCAAGTAGACTTATTAGAGGACAAGTAGACGAAGAAACTGAAATGCGATTAATGGTATGGTGTAATGAAGGTATGGATAAGCCAAATGGTGATTATGCTATAATGGGTGCAAACGCAGGTAAAAAATACGGAGAAGCGAACCAAGGTAATAGAGAAGCATTATTTAAAATTAATGATTTTAAATGGCTTAAAGAACAATATAATGCAGAGAATTAAGGATATAAAAACAGTTCATATTGAACTAACTGATAAGTGCCAAGCACAATGTCCAATGTGTGCAAGAAATTTTCACGGAGGTGCTACAAAACCTTTTATTCGTAATGGAGATATTAGTATAGCTGAATTTAAAGAATGGTTCCCAAAAGAATTTTTAGCTCAGTTAACAAATTTTTATAGTTGTGGAAATTATGGTGACCCTGCATTTGCACAAGATTGTTTAGAAATTTTTCAGTATGTAAGAGATGCAAATCCTACTTGTAGATTAGCACTTCATACTAATGGTGGTATGCGTAACGAAGAATGGTGGAGCAAACTTGCTCCTGTAATAGGTTCAGTTAGTAATAGTAATGTTGTATTTGGTATAGACGGGTTTGAAGGGAAGCACGAACAGTATAGAAGAAATACAAAGTTTTCAAAAGTTATTGACAATATGGAAGCATTTATTAAAGCTGGAGGAGTAGCAAGAGTAGATAGTTTAGTTTTTAAACATAACGAAGATGATATTGAAACACTTGAATATTTTTTATTAGGAAAAGGAGTGCAAAAAGTAAATTTTGTTAGTACTGCAAGATTTTATGACTTAGATAAATTTGCAGTTCAAGATTTAGATGGAAATTATGAATATGATCTTGAACCTGCTACACGATCAGAATATAAAAAAGTACCAAATAAAGCATTAGATAGTTTATTAGATGATGATGTTAGATATGAAGTAATTAGTAAAGCTAGTATTAAACCAAAGTGTATGGAAGACCAAGGTATATATGTTGATCCATACGGAAATATCCTTTCTTGTTGTTTAATAGGTAGTGATTATTTAGAAGAACCATTAAAAGAAACGTTGCCTATTCATACGTTAAGGAATTTAACAGTACAAAATACAAAAGATATGTTAAAAGATATAGGTGTACCAAATTGTAAAGATGGTATTCTTAGTAAAGATATTATACTATGGGAACACATGGGAAATTATTGGCATGGTGATAATAAGTGTATGACCTGTGTCAAAGCGTGTTCTAAAACAATCTTTAATACAACAAAGAATATATCATGACAATACCATTTGAAAATATAGTTAAACTAGGACAAAGAACAATGCTGGAAAATAATGTTTTTTCAGTTAGTTGGATCTTAGGTAGGTTTTGTAATTATGATTGTAGCTATTGCTGGCCGTATGCTAAAAGCAAAGTTGTAGATCATAGGCCTCTTTTAGAATACATTCGTACAATGGATGAAATTAAAAGTCAAGCTAGAGCTCAAGGCTTTGATAAGTTTCATTTTAGCTTTAGTGGCGGTGAACCAACTGCATATAAAGGATTAATTGATTTAATTAAAGCATATAAAGAACCAGTTAGCAATTATCTTAGTGTGCATATGACTACTAATGCAAGTCCAGGATTTAATTGGTGGAATAAATGGTTAACAGCAACAGATGGATTAGATCGTAAAAGTATAACAGCAAGTTATCATGCAGAATTTTCTAATGAAAAAGAATTTATAGGTAAACTTAAATTTTTACAGGAACACGGAGTATTAGTTACAATTAATCAAGTTATGGTTCCTACAATGTTTGAAGAATACTATACAAGAGCTTTACGTTTTAAAGATGAAGGACTACACGTTACTCTTAAACCGCAAAGTAATGATACAGCAAGTGCAATAGTTGAAGGGTATAGTTTCGAACAATGGGAAATATTACAAAGTGAAATGGAACAAGAAATAAATCAAATAGCATTATATGATAAAAAAGGTACAGAATATAAATTAGATCAAGCAGAAAGACTCAATGCCCATCAGTTTAATAAATTTGAAGGGTGGATGTGTAATGCAGGATATCAAAGTTGTATTATTCGCGAACCGGGAGGAGAAATTAAACGTGCTTATAGCTGTCATGATGATCCTTTAGGTACTATTGAAGATGGATTTACTTTATTTAAAGAACCTAAGGTTTGTATAACACCGACTTGTGTAAGTAGTGCAGATAGTAAAATACCAAAAGAAAAAATATGAAAATAGATGTTAATGATATAGCTTATTGGATGGATGCAATCCGTGATGAAGATAATCATCAACGTTATCATATGCTAGAAAGCTTCTGGCACGGGCAACTTAAAAGTAAAGTTTGGTTATGTGAGGAACTTCCTAAAGTTACTCATGCAACAACAAATAAAATAGTTATTTTTGGAGGGTGGTATGGAATTTTGGCTACAATGCTTTTTAACAGCGAACTTGGTGTACGACATATTAGATCTATTGATATTGACCCTGCGTGTAAAGACATAGCGTTAAAAATGAATAAAAAATATGAAATAGCTGAACCGTCTGCTTTTGAGGCAGTTACAGAAGATATGTGTAATTATGAATATACAGAAGATCCACAGATTGTTATTAATACAAGTTGTGAACATATTACGCAAGAACAATATGATACTTGGTTAAAAAAAGTTCCAAGCGATACATGGATAGTTGTACAAAGTAATAACTTTTCCTCACATAAAGAACATATTAATTGTTCTGATAGTCTTGATGATTTTAAATGGAAGTCAAAGATTACTAGAGAGTTTTATTCAGGTACATTAGAATTACCTAAATATGATAGATATATGATTATAGGTAGAAAAAAATGACAGACAGTAACGAATATTGGTATAACCCTGCAGACTCGCAGTTAGGAAAATGGCAACGTCAGTTAGAAGGCGTTTCTAAATCTCCTACGTTCTGTGTTTTACCGTGGATACATTTTGCAACAAGACCAAATGGTGATATGCGTTTATGTTGTAGTGCTAATGCCAGCGGAGCGGCTACTGGTGATCATGAAGTAGGGTTAGTAAAAATGGAACATGGTAAGCCTGCTAACTTCGGTCGTGAAACGCCTATGGAGGCTTGGAACAATGACTATATGAAGTCAGTAAGAACTACTATGCTTAAAGGACAAATTCCTGCTAGTTGTACTAAATGTTTTAATGAAGAAAAAATAGGTGTTGTTAGTAAACGTATTTGGGAAACAGGTACTTGGTATAAAGATGGAGTAGATATTCCTGAATTAATTAAACAAACACAAGAAGATGGTACAGTTCCAGAAGAATTAGTATATTTAGATTTACGTTTAGGTCATACGTGTAATGTTAAATGCGTAATGTGTAGTCCGCATGATTCTAGTCAATGGGTTAAAGACTGGAAAGAATTAGTTCCGCAATTAGAAGACCCTGAAGTAAAAAGACAAATGGCTTGGGACAAATCAGAGTTCAATAATAAGTGGCATGAGAAGGAAACGTTTTGGGAGGAAATGAATAAACAAATTCCTAACTTAAAGCAAGTATATTTTGCTGGTGGCGAACCTTTAATGATTAGAGAACATAAAACATTTATTGAAGAAATTATACGTCAAGGCTATCAAGATAAAATCTTATTAAGATATAATTCAAATGGTATATTAGTAGACGAAGATTTAATTGAGTTATGGAGTAAGTTTAAGAAAGTTAAATTTGCAGTTAGTATGGATGCCTGTTTCCAACGTGATGAATATATACGTTTTCCAACGGAATGGTCAGTTGTAGAAAAGAATCTTCATATGCTAGATAATACGCCTGACAATATACAAACAAGTTTAGCCACTGCTATACAAATTTTTAATGTAAAACACTTACCTGATTTTATGAAGTGGAAAGTACAATCTAAATTTAAAAAACTTAATGTAGGTACAGTTCCAGGCGGAACACAAATGGGCGGTGGATTAGTTAATATGCATTTACTTTATATTCCTACATTTTTAAGTATACAAATATTACCTAAAGAAGATAAGCAAGAAGTTAGAGAACGTTATTTAGAATTCAAAGATTGGCTGTTTACTAATTATAGACAAGATGATGAGTATTGGAAAATTAATCCTTATGGTTGGAAACGTTGGGAAGCAGTAATGGATCATATGGATGCACAAGATAATAGTTATTTACTTCCAGGCTTCAAAGAGTATGTAACTAAACTAGATGCTATTAGAGGATTAAAAGCGTCTAATGTTTTTCCAGAATTGGAACATTTATTATGATTACGAAACCTAACAAAATAGTTTCAACGCAACCATCTCATGTTTTAGATATTAGATTTTTCCCAACCGATATTTGTGATTATGATTGTACATATTGTTTTGCTGATTCTCATCCCGGAATATATAGGTATCCTAAGAATGTTGATACTGTAATAAAAAACTTTAGAACATTGTTTGATGTCTATACTAAAAAATTTAATAAAACAGAATTTTGGTTGTGTATAGCAGGTGGCGGTGAGCCAACCCTTTGGCCGCACTTTAATACATTTTGTAAAGAAATTAAAAAAGAACACAATGTTCAACTTAAAGTAACAACTAATGCTTCTAGAACTTTAAGATGGTGGGAAGAAAATGTTGAATACTTAGATAGAGCAACGTTAAGTGCCCATCATGAGTTTATGGATGTAGATCATTTTATGAAAGTAGGTGACTTTCTATATGAAAACAATTTAAATGTTGGGGCATTAATGTTAATGGATTGTGAGCATTGGGACAAGTGTATTGCTATTGTAGAGAAGATGAAAACTAGTAAACAACCTTGGATTATAGAAGCTAAAAGTATTCTTCAATTCCCAGGTAAAGATATTAACTCTTATACTCAAGAACAAATAGACTATGTTGCAAATACTATTAAAAGAGTTCCAGATCCAAAGTACATATTAAAACATATTGATGATTTTAATGTATTTCAGAGTGTTGCTTTATTTAATGATGGTAGTGCAATAACTATGAAATCTGAAGGATATGTTCATAATAAATGGAATTATTTTACCGATTGGACTTGTCATGTACCTATAGAAAATTTAATTATAACATATGATGGTACTGTTGCAGGATCATGTAATGCAAATATTTTTAAAGATGCAAAAATTAATCTTTTTTCAGAAACATTTAAAGAAGAATTTCAAGAAAAATTATTTGATTTAAAACCAATCAAATGCCCTTTTAAAGAGTGTAACTGTTTACCAGATACTCATATTACAAAGTATATTTCGTAAGATTAATATCCGCGGCACAAGTACACCAATCTCGTGTACAAATAATATTTTCAGTTGGCCTTTTAAAAGTCCCTTTATAGATATTACCTAAACTACCCCCAACGCGACAAGTAGCACGATGTACGTCACCATCCCAATTTACCATTAAACTTTCCACTCCTGCTGTACAACTCCACCCTTTAAATTTATTAGTTTTATTAATAAGCAAGTCATTTACGTTACATTCAATCTTCCCATCAATTAAAGTATTAGCAGGCGGATTGTGATTTTCCGTTTTTAAAAAGTCCAATTCTTCCTTAGAATAGCGTTCCAAATCTTCAAAAATATCATGTGCTTCAGTCCAGCGTATAGGACGTAAAGCATAGGGTATTCCTGCTTTAGAAAGGCGTCTACAAGCGTCTACAACGTCGTTTAAGCGGTGATTAAGCATCATGACGTGTACAAGTACCATCTTGTTTTTAGATGTGTTATAGACGCTTATAATTGTATCTAGAGTGCGTTCCCAATTGTACTCAAGATGCAAACTAAACACAATATGATCCAAGTATTTTTGGAGCATATCTACATAAAAATTTTTGGATCTTGTTCCGTTTGTTGTTACATTAATCCAAGTAACTTTTGGGCGAGCATAATCTAAGAGGGCAGTAATGTTTGGATGAACAAATGGTTCACCGCCTGTAAGACTAATTCTTACATTTTTAATTTTGGATAGTTCGTCGACGGCCTTTTTAAGTGTTTTAATATCCGTGTGCGGACTTTCCATATCATGAATTTCAGCTGGACAATACGAGCAGTCATAATTACATCGTTTACCCAAGTTCCATTCAACCTTAACGCTTTTAGCATAGTGTTCATATTTATTCTCTACTTTAAACATTGTACAGCCCCAATTTTATTATATTCGGAAAGTGTCTTTATAACGGCTTTATGTCTTGTGTCATTTAGTCCACTTGCTTGAAGATTAATTTTAGCTACAGGAATCATTCCAAAGCTATTTCTTTTAAATGTAAGGCCTCTTTTCTTAAGCCAACTATTAATTTGCAATCTTCTAAAAGCGTGTACAAGCCAGTTAATATTTCTCCCAAATTTTATCATAATATCAGAGCTATAATGGGTTTGTGGTACATCTATAGTATATTCATCATTATCTTTAAAAATATCTAACATATTTTTACCTACATGGCAATAGTTAATATATACATCACCAAATCTCCATTTAAATGTAAAGTTATTATAATTTTCTAATTTTTGTCTAGGTCTCTTTTTAAATGTTATAACAATTGTAGCCGCATTACCTCTTTTTTGTGATTCATATTCATGGATTAGTATATTAAATTTCTTAACAGCTTCTTTAATATCATTAGGGGCATTGTTAAACCAATCTGTGCCTTTTGTAATTTCGCCACGTAATTTTTCAAAGTAAGTATGCAAATAATTTAAGTTAGTCTTTTCTGTTGCAATAATGTCTATTACTTTATCATAACTATTAATAAGTTCAATCTGTTCATTAATTAATTTAATATACTTTTTATTTTGCCCTGGCCAATCAGTAAATCTTGTATCTTCGTCTATTTGATTATAATTAGATAATTCTTTGTACCACTTTTTAGCAATCTCAGTATCATATACATTAAAGTATACCCATTTACTATTTTTATCGTTTTCAAATAATATTCTAAACATAGTCAGCAAACTCAGGATTAATTTTATCAAACGGGCCTTGCTTTCTTTCTGTATCTAATGTTTTGTTAAATGCAATACAGTCTTGCCAATATTCTGATAAGTCCTTTGCTTCTAAAAAGTTTATGTTATCAGTAATTTGTTGTTTTGTAATATTTTTTAAAATAGGATATTTTTTTACTAATTTATAGGTCTCTATTTTAGTGTACATACCAACTAGTTGTCTAATTACACTTTCTTTTAAAGGCCTAGGTATAACTTGGGCACTTAATACTCTTGGGTATTGTACTCTATGACTATAAAATACTATTTCTAGTTTATCTAAAAAGTACTCAATAACTGTTGGCATTTGCATTACATTGTTAGCTTGAACAGTAAAGGCGCCAACAATTCTACTTACTTGCGGAATTTTTTTCATTTCTTTAACGTTCTTTATAACTTCATTAAAGTTACCATCAGTACGAATGTATTCGTAAACTTCCCATAGGCCATCGATACTAACATTAACTGCTACACTTTTAAATTTAGGCCAATACTCGTGGACAGTTCGTTTACCTTTAATACCAAGTGTAGTTCCGTTTGTAGCATACTTAATTTCTATATTTTTACCATACGGTTCTAACATATCTAGAATTTTATAATGCATAGGATCCATTAATGGTTCACCTCCTGCAAATTCTACTCGTCTAAAGTGTGGTAATAGTTTTTCAAAACTATTCCACCAGTTAGGGCTATCATCAAATAAACCTACGTAAGGTGCTTCAGTTAATCCTAAGTTTTCTACAGCATCAACAAGATAATTGTTTTCAGCTTTATAATGATGTACAATAGATTTCCAATCTTTCCATTGTGTACTATCTAATGGATTACACATACGACATCTTAAGTTACACAAGTTATTAATTTTAATTTCCATAGTTGGCAATTCAAATGGCATTGTGTAATCGTCTTTTAATGTGTCTAATGCATTAGGATATAAGTTAATTCTTGATTCAGGAATAACATTACTAATATGTCGTTGACGTAAACTTTGTACACCTTGGTCTTCTAAATCAAAGCACGGTTTACATACGTCAGGACGTTCGTTGTTTAAAACTTGTTTACGAACTTCAAGCATTTTTTCATTGTTCCACGCTTCTTCTAATGTTTCGTTTTGTATCCAACCAATAGGTTGACTACGACAGCAAATTTTAATTGCCCCATCTTCTCGTGTTGCTAACCCTGTGAAAGGGTGCATACAGAATGTACATGATTCTTGTTTCATATTACTCCTCGGCTTCCTTTATAGCCCACTCTCTTTCTTTGCACCAAAAACACTTTCCACACTCAGGTACAGATTGTCCTGGAATATACGTTCTATAATCTAAGTCTCCAAAGACTTCTGGGTAGTGTGTTTTATCACCTTCGCAACTGCGAGTACGTGCTAATAAACCTCTAATGTTATGTTTATAGTATTGTGCAATAATCCAATCTTTGCTTGTATAGATAAAAGGATGACATACTGTTACGCCCATATGTTCTCTAATTAATGGCGTTAAATCTTGTTCATTAGGTTCAACATCTCTATCATCTAATTTACCTTTAAAATCTTCTGTAGGATTTTTGTTTACACCGGCAAACCAAGCATCAAGTCCATATCTAAATGCAATATATTCTGCGTGTGAACGTAGTATAATTTGGTTACCACTTTTTAGTTTACCATATTCATCTACAATATTAGGACCTACATGACCCCATTCTAAATCAGGTGGAATAAAGTTTTCATGTCTAGTAAATCTAAGATCTGGAAAGCGT